AAACCACCTTTACCAGGAGTAACGTTTTTCATAGTCCAAGGGCCTAGTCCACCTTTACCGGCCATAATACCTTTAAGAAAACCTCCGCCAAGTTTACCACCTGCAAAAGGACCAGCTCCCATACCCCACATACCTAAACCACCTATTAAAGCAGCCTTACCTAGTGGACTTTTAACAATTTTCTTAACACCACGAACAGCTTTCTTAACAAGCTTACCTAAAAAGTAACCTTGTCTAGGGTCTTGTAAGGAACCTATTCCTGAACGTATTTGTTGGGGTTCTTGCATTCTTGAAATTGCCATAATTTTACCTTAATCTCCTAGTTTATTACGTTTTACTCATTAAATCAAGAGGCGGCATGATGACTTTTACATCCTGTGCCATGTCCTCATTCTTATAACCCTTAGTTTCCCAGTCTTTTCTTTCCTTAAAAAGTTCGCCAGTTTCCTTGTGTCTGTAGGTTAATTCAACTGTTGCATTTTTAATTTCCATTAGTCAGTTTTCTCCTTCTTAATATTCAAATAACTTATAGTAATGACTACCCCATCACTTACTGTTCCTGCTGTAGTAGCGGCTAATACCTTACCTCCCTCTACTATCATAGGATTTGTTAGTATTTCTACACTAGCTGCCGTGGCCAATGTTTGAGTATGTATTACTTCAAAAGCATTATTAGTAATAGTTATTGTTGGTGTATTAGATCCTGATTTATTAGTAACATGTAGAGACCTAACAATAATAGTTTCATTATCTCCTGGCTCTAAAAGATTATTACTTTCAGCAGCTGTTACGGTTTTACCATAAAATTTATATTCGTTTACTACTGCCATTATGAATCTAGAAAGAAACTTTTAGCTTCTATTTCTTGTTTAACTTCATCTTGAAATGAAGAGTTTAATTTTGTTATTACACCATCAAGGTCCCTGACCAATGATTGTAGATTAGCTCTGCTATATTGTTCTTCAGCTCTTGTTAATGATTGTACGATCTTTGCCATTATGGATACATGGCCTCATCATCTACATTCCAATTAGCAAAAGAATCTGTATTTACTACACCATTATCACTTACTACATTTTTATTGTTGTTGAGAAAGCCAAATTGACCCTCGGACAGTTGCATACCCGATGCCATGTTATTTTGATTGTTTAAATCATTTGTAAAATTTCCAGCCGTTATCCGTGCTGGGGCTAGATCTACATTAGAGTAAGTGTTATTAACATTATTGTTACCACCCCAAGTAAATGTTCCATCTTTCCATACACTGTCTCCCATGTCTGTTGATATGTTTCTATTACGATTAAAATCTTCAGGTACCTTACCGAACAAACCTAATTCATTATATTGAGACATGTCTCTTGGTTTTTTCTTAAAAATTCCTTTACCATAATCATACGCAGTTCCAATTGCACCACCTACAAGTGGTATGCCCGTTAATAGACTCATTAGTCCACCAAAGATTCTTCCACCCATTCCTGGTTTAACATCCCCGGTTCCTTCTTCTTCAAATTCATATCTTCTTGTTACTGGATTAAACCGTATGTCTTTTTGTCCTCCAAATCCAAAAAAACCACCTCTTCTATTTTGAATATCTCTATATCCAGAAGGGTTAAATAAACTTTTTCCTACCCATTGACCGCCAGCACCAATATACTTTGGTTTACCATCTGGTCCATATGCATATTCAGGTATAGATCCTTCAGCAATTTTTTTAGATCTAACTGTATCTCCAGTAGGACTAGTTGCTGTAGTCCCTGTTCCAGTCATCATTTTATAATAATTTGATTGTTTATAATCTTCTCTGCTTGATCCGCCTTTCCCTTTATCTCGATCGCCGCCAGTGTTTCCACCTTTACCAGCTCCAGAAGACCATCCACCAAGGTCACCTTGTAATGACATAATGCCACCAGGTCCTTTGTTTGGTTTTCCTTTTAATGATCCATAGATGTTTGCATCTAATAAAATTTTTTGTTCTCTTGGAGTAATGTAAGCAAGTTCTGCTACTACGTGATCTGGAGAAGATAACCATTTTTTAGGAACCGTTACTTCTTTTTGTTTTCCTAAATAATTTGGTCCACCACCTTGATTAACTGGTTTAACTTTTTTAGTTAATTTTTGATCTTCATATTTCATTTTTTTATCTATAGCCATTATCTTCTTCCTCCTGGGTGTATGTCTAATCTAAATGTACCTAATTTCCAATCTTCATTGCTAGTTATATTAGCAACTGTCATTGCAATTGATCTTGCTCTTAATCTTGTGTCTTTTTTAGTCGTAGTATTATCAACAGTGTAATCTGTTGTAGTAGCTGTGCTATGAGGGTAGTCTCTCGTTGTAAAACTAATTTTAGTATTACCTGTTTGTGAAATAAAGTCTGGTATAAATCTGCTTATTCTCATTATAAATTCTCCGTCTCCTCTAAGGTCAGGCATACCTACAATCTGTCCACCACCTCTAGCTGATTTTTGAGTAATATCAAAATCACCTGAAGTTATGGTACCAATTACAGCCGTTATTGTTCCACCAGCATTAACTTGATCGGTCCCTGTTTCCTGCTTATAGTATATCGTACTTCCATCCGTATTACCAGTAACATCGAACGAAGCATCATCGGAAGGATTATAGTAGGTAGCATGTGGTTTATCAAAAACTGCAGAATCTTGCCACGCTGCTCTAGGTAAAGTACCTGTTGTCCATATAGGTCTTTTAAGTGTTGAGTCTAAATAGTTATAAGTAACCACCCTGTTGACTGCATCAGAAGCGTTTGTGCAATAAAACCAGCTTATCTCTCCAAAAAGATTGTTTAATCCACAGTTTACAAGGTCTCTTGCTGTTGTGTTAATGTCATCATAAACCGTATCTTCTACTAAACACGGTACTGATTTTAATTGACCATCGTATGCAAAGAAGCCATTTTCAGACATCCAATAAGCGGTACCATCTACTTCAATGTTAGCATTTTTTCCTAATAATCCACAGTTAGTTCCTACCTGTTCGAATGAAAAGGTAAATGGTTGACCTACAAACTTCATCAGGAACAACGCAGTATCTGTCCATACATAGATTGCATCTCTACCTTTGATAGCTCCCATAATTTTAGAACCGTCTGCCAGTCTCTGTGTACCTGCGGTATTGTTTGCTTTAACTGTATAAGAATCTGTTGCGTTAATACTCTCTTGAGAAGAGAACCTGATGTACATATCATCTTGACTAGATGTTGTACCAATAGTTGTTTCAGTTCCAAAGAACACTAAGTGTCTATCGGGTGTAGATACTAATACATGACGTGATGCGGTTGGTGCATTTGCTAATACTGTAGCTCGATTGTTGACGGCAGCAGCCGCTGCTGCGTCCCATTCAAAACATTTACCATTATAAATAAGAGCAATTAATTTTGTTCCATAGTTATCAAGAATCCACATTCCAGGATCAATTGTAAAGTCAGCAGAAGATGCCTCACCCCAAGCAACATAGCTTGAAATGTTTGTTACTGTTGCGCCACCACTATGAGTAGCTTTACTTGTTCCATTTGCTCCTCGGGCCCCTCCGCTTAACGTATTTGTAGTGGTATTATTAGCTGTAAAACTTATATCTTCTGTTCCAATTCTTATTTCTCCAGTTGAAGGAAAAGCTGAAGAACTGGTTAATACAATATCTGTCGTTATTAAATCTGTTATAGCTGTTGCTAAAGTTGTAGTTGCCGGTCCTAAAGAAGTACCACCCCATAATGCTGTACCCCAACCATAACCACCTAACTGTTGTGCTGGTCCTACATGATAATAACATAATACAGAGGTGCTGTTTCCATCACTTGTAGTTAAAGGTGTCCCTGATTCCTGAGTATCCATTGTAATTGTAAAAGTATCTGTGGTAGGAACAGAACTTACCATAAACTTTTTGTCTTCAAAAGTAGCATCATTATAAGTTGACCCTATTGCAGTAACTCCACTGACAGAATCAAACATAACAATGTCGTCTTCACCTAGACCATGAGATCCGGTACATGTTACTGTAACTGTTGTGGATGAAGAACTACTTGAAAATTTTGCACCTGTTAAAGTAGTTCTAATTGGATGGATGTCATAAAAAACTCCACCTGAATAAACATATAAAATTCTATTTGTTCCTACAGCTGCGTATTTAATACCAGCATTATCATCCCAGTGATGAATAGCTCGACCGGCACCAGTTAACTTATCGTCACCTAATTGAGTCCAACCACCTATTTTTTCTGGGGTACCATATCTAAAACGAACATTATCACCATCATACCATTGTCCCTCGGCCCCGGTCTGTGTGACTTGTTTGTTGAACCCTGGTAAGAATCCTAATTTTTGTAACATATAACCTCATTATAATACTATTTTACAAATGCTGGTAGGCCTAACATAGGTCTTCCATCAAATTTGTTTTTGTCAGCAAATGGGCCATTTACATGATTATAATGTAGAAATACCTGACCGCAAATGTTCCCGTCAAAAGGCTCTCGCCAATGTTCAAGTTCACAGCCACTATATACTAGCATATCTCCTACTTCAAGCAAGACTTTCGTGCCTGCTGGAGCGTTGGGTTTATGGATATTTTTGTATTCATCAATGACATTATTAGATCCTGTGCCATCTATAAATAGAGGCCAAGGATCTCCTCCTAAATTAAGTGTACAAGATATCTCACAACTCGGTCTATCTTTATGTCTTTTTAATATATCACCTTTTTTATAAGCTCTAGCATATGAATAAGTTGGTATTAGTTCTAACCCTGAATGTTGTTTCATAACAGGAAGCATTTTAACCATAAGAGTATCCATTACAAAATCACCATAACAAGAGAAGGTATTAGGTATTTGTTTATCGGTCCATGTTCCAAGTATCGGGGACTGTGAGTGTATGTTATTTTCATACATAAAAGCAACAGCATCTCTTTTAAGTAAGAAATAATTAAGTATAAAATTAGCCATATCATAAGATAATGCTTTTTTAATTACTTGATACTTTTGATCTTTAAACATCAAATCCTTTCTGTATAAAATTAAAACTCACAGATATCCTTATATCATTAGATTCGTTAGGTTCAACACAATGCCACAACCAAGCTGGGAATATAATTATTCTACCTTCTAATGGATTTACACGAACCTCTTTCCATAAATGTGATGGCGGTTTGCCTTCTTTTCTGTGTGGCATAACCATATGTGCTGTTGCTCTTGGATCATTAAATATTATCTGCCCAGAGTTTTTAGGTGCTTTAATATAGTACACTCCACTAAAATGACTGTTAGGATGCACGTGAGGTCTGTTATATCCACCTGGTGGGTTTATATTAGCCCACATATTTCCCATTATTGGTTTTCTATCTAACCACTCTTCTGGAAATATTTCATTCATCATTTTAAATAATTCATCTACTAAAGGTTTAAAGACAGGAATCTCATGCATATTAGTTTCACTGTGCCAACCCTTCACATTAGTTCGTATTAAACCTTTGTCTTTATCGGACCATGCAAAAACCTCTCTTTCAAAAAACCTGTTATCTAGGTTAACATCTTTAGCATATATAATTGTTGGAAAGTATGCAGCTTTAATCATCATTTAAATGGTGTGCCTCCAAACCACATAACTAAAGATTTTCTGTTGCCGCGTATTACTGGTTTTACTCTATGTCTAATAAACGATGCAAAGAATATCGCATGTCCTTGTTTAATTTTTGCAACTTTACCTTCAGCCATTAACTCTAGGTCTCCACCTTCGAACTCTGATTCAGGTGAAAGTAATAATGTCATGGATATTTTTCTAACAGGCGGTTCATGTTTCATATTAACATCATTGTCGACATGCCATTCATAAAACCCACCCTCAGGATATTCTGTGTATTGAGCGTTTTCACTTACAGTCATTCCATCAAAACCAAAGTGATTACCATTTGTAGTTTTCATAATACGTTCAATGTCTTGATACATGTCAACCATTTTTTTAAATGGTATCCAACTAATATGAGAAGTTCTAGTTTTTGTATCTATCTTTCCACCTTTAATTCCCTTGTTACTTCCAACAGATGCATCTAGTCTAGGTTCCGCTCTTCCTGCATTAATAATTTTCTGACATTGTTCAGGTGTAAATATTGGTGTAGTTGTTTCAACTATAAAAGATCTCCATCTTGGTTCTGTTATCATATTAATATCCGTATTCTACCCATCCCGTTATTATATATTTATCATTCGATAAAGGTGGGTTGCCTCTATGAACGTGTGTAAATTGTGCTGGCCAAACTAATAGTGTATTTTTTTCAGGTTTAAATCTACATTTTTGATATAAAAATTCTGTTTCGCCACCTTCAGTTACATCATTTAAATATACCATAAAAGCTAGTATTCTATTTCTTGCTTTCATTTCAGCATTTTCACAATGCCAAGTGTGATAACCTTCTCCTCTTTTAGTTTTTTGTATTTTAACTTCTAAAATATTATGTGTTGCTAGTCTTTTTAAGAATGAATATTTTTGAACATACAAAGGATACACTTCTTTAAAAAACAAATCTATAAAAGGTTTGTTAGCGTGGGTTAATGAAACATTCATGTCTCTTATAGTATCTATTGCATTATCAGACACTAGCATCTCATCTTCTCGTCTAGGATATACTGCACCTTGTTGCTCACATTTATTAAAATAATTTAAATAATCATTTATTAATTCATTAGACATAAAGTTTTTAAACAGGCCTATGTGATTATCTATAAAAAATTCTTTCTCCATCATGCTGCACCTCTATTTTTTATTGGATCAAACTGTACATCACAGTTTGCAGCAAGTGTTCTTCGAGTTTCATTAGTACCATTAAATGGATAAACTGTGTGTCTCATATCATATGGAAATATGTAAAAGTCTCTAAGATCCATTGGTGGCTGATAATCTATTTTAGCAAACTGACCGTTAGCTGCACCTAATATCTGCAGTCTACCGTTTTGTTTAATATGTGCTGCTGAATACTCTTTACCAAAAGTAGAAGGTAATTTTAAAATCATAACACTAGATAATCCAGTAAATAACATGCCTCTATGTACATGTGCTGGATTATATTCATGTTGTTTCATTTCATTAACCCAAATAGAGTTAAGGTGTAAATCATAATCTCTTATCTTATTAAAAGCTAAGTAATGTTTAAACATTTCTAAAAAGTAATTTGTTACATCTCTTGGCAACATACTATGGTTTTTCATCTTTGTTTGGTCAGCCCCATGATAAAACAATGAATGTTCATTCTCAATCTTACCTACTAACTGACCGTTTGCAGGAGCAAGATTATGAAAACTATGTTCGTATATTTGATTAATCGTACTAAATATATCAAGAGGTACTTGATATCTTAAAATAGACTGACCTAAAAATACAAAATCAAACTTTTGGTTTGTCATGCTGGGTAATCTGTTCTTTCTCTTTATAACTGCTTTCTAATTCACCAGATTTTTTAATTCTCTGTAGTGATTGTAACTGACCCATTACATTGAATATTTCAGACTCACTAGAGTTCTGATTTAATGTTTTTGCTTTTTCGTGATACTGTAATCCATATGATTCTAATTGATGAATGTTAACATCTTTGTCATTAAATGATCCATCATTAAATTCACCTTTTAATTTAGACCACATTTTAATTTCTCTCATTCTATGTTTGGCAACTTTCTCCATAGAAGCTTTTGCAAATCTACATTCATCTAAATCTATTTTATATTTAGTTGCTTTATATTCATCTTCTTCTTTTTCAATCTTTTTTTCTAACCAAGTTATTTTTGCTTCGTTTCTTCTGTAGTCAAAAGATAAATGCATAAGATTATCTAAATAACTAGATTGTTCTCTTACACACTGCCAATACTTTGAAGCTTTAGTTGGGTATCTATTATCTTGTAATACAGAAAACCTTGCTTCTGTTTCTGTTCGAAACATTTGTTTTTTGGTCCATGTATCACGAAGCTCATCTACCATACCTTTAAATGATGATAGGTCTTCTCGTGTTAATAGATTATTTAAATGTGGTTCTTCTTGTTGTATAACTTCTTTAACGTCTTTTTTCATAGCTTTATCCTTTATAGTTGTGTCTTATATATACTATTTAAAATATATTACAAGTCTTAACTGTCGTCAAAAGTTCTTGTTTGTGGATCACCAGCACCTGTCCATTCTTCACATTGCTGTGAAAGACCTGGATCATTACTTCCATTTGCAATTACAGCAGCAGAAGTCGTACCACCTCCAGCACCGCCTGATCTTGCATTATTCATATCACCATCTTCTGTCCAATTCGTTCCATTCCATATTTCTGTAAGTGCTTGTGCTGTGTTAGGTGCATTTAACACACCACCAGCTGCCATACAATCTGTATTAGAAGCACCTTGGCCAAATATTTTTTCTCTTGCAGTATTTAAATCATTAACTTCTGTCCAATTCGTTCCATTCCAAGTTTCTGTAAGTGCATAATCTGTGGTGCTCGCATTATTTCCACCAAAAGCTAAAGCAGCTGTTGATGTCCCTGCTCCTGATATTGTTTGTCTTGCTTGGTTTTGATCGTTTACTTCTGTCCAGTTTGTTCCATTCCATAATTCTGTACTATCTCTTACAGGTGGTCCTCCTCCATACTGCACTGCTGCAGGACTTCCTCCAGACATATATTGGTTTTTATTAGACGTATTTAAAGTATTAACTTCAGTCCAATTAGTTCCATTAAATGTTTCTGTTTTAGTTCCAACACTAGGAAATGGATCTCCTCCAGCTGTTATTGCAGCCGTTGCAGTTCCACAACCAGCATTACTATTTCTTCCATTATTCATGGTATTAACTGCTGTCCAATTAGTTCCATTATAACTTTCAGTTCCAGTATAACTATTATTAGGTGGTGGTTCTCCATATCCACCATAAATTATACAAGCTGTTTGAGTTCCAGTAGCTTGAGGCATAGAAGATCTTGCTACATTTGTATTATTACCTGTAGCCCAACTTCCCGTAGCTGTAACTGCTTGACCTTTTAAAACATTAGAAGTTGTATTATACCAAACTTGTCCTTCAACAGGATTTGATGGATCGGTTGCTACCGCTTCAATTTGTGTTCCTCGTATTTCTTTGTATGTTGCCATAATTAATCCGTATCTACCGTTTTAGTTGTATTTGAAGTGCTACTCCATTCTTCTGTTGCCGCTACTGCAGGACCAGGAGCTACATTACCTCCAAAGCCAAGTGCAGCTGTAGTAGTTCCAGTACCTCCTAAAACATTTCTCGCTGTAGCTAAATCTGCAACTTCAGCCCAACTAACTCCATTCCATTCTTCTGTCACGCTTTGATCTGTAGTAATATACCCACCAAAAGCTAAAGCAGATGTGTTATCAGCTCCTGCTCCACTTAGTCCTCTTCTTGCAGTATTTAAATCGTTTACTTCTGTCCAGTTGGTTCCATTCCAAGATTCTGTATTTGCATAGTTTGGTGGCCATCCCCCATAAGCTAAAGCAGATGTTTGAGTTCCATTTGCTGCTAAAAGTCTTCTAGCAGTATTTAAATCGTTAACTTCTGTCCAGTTAGTTCCATTCCAAGATTCTGTCTGTGCTACGACTGGAGGTACCGTATAACCTCCAATAGCTAATGCTGCTGTATTTGTAGCTCCCGCTGATGCTAGATGAAATTTACCTTGATTTAAATTGTTTACTTCAGTCCAGTTAGTTCCATTAAAAGTTTCTGTTTCATTATATGTAGCATCTGGAGGAGATGTAAAGCCACCGAATACCACAGCGGATGTGGCATCAGCACCTGCTCCTTTAAGTCCATATCTTCCAGTGTTTAAATCGTTTACTTCTGTCCAGTTAGTTCCATTGTATTGTTCTGCGGTAATTGAAGGCGAGTTTGGTGGAACTAGTCCTCCAGCAGCTATACTTGAAGTTTGTGTTCCTGATGCTGCTAATTGATCTCTAGCAGTATTTAAACTTCCGCCTGTAGCCCAAACACCGATTGGTACGCCTGCACCTGTCCATTGTTCTGATACTGCAGTTGGAGATCTTCCATCTCCACCAGAAATTAAAGCAGATGTAGCTGTTCCAGCAGAACCATAACCATTTCCGTCATCTGAAACATTTGTTGTTTCAGTCCAGTTTGTTCCATTCCATAATTCTACTAATCCTGAGTTTGCAGTTCCAGTATATCCAGCGGCAGCTAGTGCTGAAGTATTACTGTCACCAATTCCTTGCCAATTATATCTACCAGCATTTAAATCGTTTACTTCTGTCCAATTAGTTCCATTCCATAATTCTGTTTCTGTACAAGTTTCTGTTGATGGAACATAATCTAGTCCACCATATGCAAGAGCAGAAGTATTTGTTCCACTTCCTGCAAGAAGTTGTCTTGCTCTATTTAAATCATTTACTTCAGTCCAGTTGGTTCCATTCCATGTTTCTGTACCTGCATATTCTTCTGTTCCTGCTCCAGAGTCTAAACGACCTCCAAAAGCTAAAGCTGCCGTATTAGTTCCACATCCAGCTAACTGAGCTCTTGCTTGTTGTAAATTATTTACTTCTGTCCAGTTTGTTCCATTCCAAGTTTCTGTTTCATTTTGATAACCTGGGGTACCATCACTTCCACCAAAAGCTAAACATGCTGTGTTAGTGGCTCCTGCACCACCTAAAGTTAATCTTGCTGTACTTAAATCATTAACTTCACTGTATGTAGTACCATTAAATAATTCTGTTGCTGCATTAGCAGCTCCTGGTGGACTGTTACCACCAAACATTAAAGCAGCTGTTGAAGTTCCAGCTCCTGATAACTCTGCTCTACCTGTATTTAAAGCAGGGGCTGACGCCCACGAACCAGAAGTAGTTACAGCGGCATATTGAAACTTTAATACGTTATCAGTATCGTTATACCACACCTCTCCCTGTATCGGATTATCGGGATTAGTCGTATAGTTCCGAATCTTTGTGCCATGTATTTCTTTATACTCAGCCATTTAAATTTTTATTCCTCTAATGTTATGTCAGTAGGTCTTGTGTTAGTCTCTACTGCTGGTGCTTTTTTAGCATCAGGTAAAGCGTCCCACGCAGCTTGCGCTGCTTGAACCTCTGCATCAACAATCGCCTGTGCCTCGTCTTTTGTTTTTACAGTACCTGCAACCTTAGCAACCCAAAGATTACCGTGTTTGTTGTATGCAGGAACTTGCCAAACATTTCCAGGATAGCCTACAAACGTGATTCTTTGAGATTCAACGTGATCGATGAAACCCTTTCCCCAGTTTTCTGCTACACAGTATTGATATGTTTTTGCCATAGTTTTCTCCTTTGATTAATCTGATAATACCTTAATTGTGTTTGAACTTCCACTCCATTCTTCTGTTGCCGTTGTAACTGCACCTGGGTCTTCACCACCAAAACCTAATGATGCTGTTGAACCAGCAGTGGCTCCTGATCCACCTAGACCAACTCTTGCAGTAGATAAATCTGCAACTTCTGCCCAACTTGCTCCATTCCATTCTTCAGTCAATGCTACAATCGTTGTAGTGTTTCCTCCAAAAACTAAAGTTGCAGTGTTTGTACCTGCACCAGCTAAAGATCTTCTTGCACTATTCATATCATTAAGCTCAGTCCAGTTTGTTCCATTCCAACTTTCTGTTTTACCTGTTGTTGGAGATTCTCCTCCTGAAGATAAAGCAGCTGTATAAAGTCCACTTCCTGCCATATTATGCCTAGCAGTGTTTAAATCGTTTACTTCAGTCCAATTAGTTCCATTCCATTGTTCTGTTAAAGCAGAGTTTCCTCCTGTTCCTCCAAAACATAAAGCAGCAGTATTAATTCCTGCTGATCCATGATAAGCTCTACCAGTATTTAAATCGTTTACTTCCGTCCAGTTTGATCCATTCCAAGTTTCTGTTAAAGTTGTAGTGCTTGGACTAGGATCACTTCCTCCACCAAAACATAATGCTGCTGTATTATCAGCACCACATCCTCTTGTATCTCTTCTTGCTGTAGTTAAGTCATTTACTTCTGTCCAATTTGTTCCATTATAAGATTCTGTTTCAGCATCTCTTGCAGTACTGACACCACCAAAACCTAAAGAAGAATCTATAGTTCCTGCTGACCCTAACATTCTTCTAGCCGTGTTCATAGCTCCACCTGTAGCCCAAGCTCCAACTGGTGCACCCGCACCTGTCCATTCTTCCACGGCACTTATAGCGCTTCCTGTACTACCACCAATAGACATTGCATTTGTTGTTGTTCCACTTCCTCCCATAGAATCTTTTGCTGTACTTAAATCATTTGTTTCAGTCCAGTTTGTGCCATTCCAAAGTTCTGTTTGAGTACCGACAGAAGGTCTAGGACTTCCGCCAAAAGCTATTGCATCAGTGCTACTAGGTCCAGTTCCAGACGTATATTGTTTAGCAGTATTTAAATTATTTACTTCTGTCCAGTTTGTGCCATTCCATAGTTCTGTATTAGCAGTTGCAGGAGGAACATTTCCTGCCCAACATATAGCGGCCGTACTTGAATCTCCTGCTCCCCAAGGAGCATATTTTGATTGATTTAAATCATTAACTTCTGTCCAGTTTGTTCCATTCCAAATTTCGGTGTTAGCTACTCTATTAGGTCCAGTTCCATCACCTGCAAATATTAACGCAGCAGTATTTGGTGCATTGCCAGTCATACCCATAAGACCTCTTGAAGTGCCCGCGTCATTAACTTCTGTCCAGTTAGTTCCGTTCCAAGTTTCTGTTATATTAGTATAATATGGTGGGCCAGGAATATGGGCTCCGCAAGCGTAAAGACCTGCCGTTGAAGTTGCTCCTATTCCAGCTCCTTGTGATCTACCAGTGGTTAAATTGTTTACTTCAGTCCAGTTAGTTCCGTTCCAAGTTTCTGTATTGTCGACATATCCAGGACCCCCACCTGCTGCTATTGTGGCTGTATAAGTACCAAATCCACGTATTTGTGTTCGGGCTGCATTCAAGTCAACACCACTTCTCCACGAACCAGATGTAGTTAAAGCAGGATATTGATATTTAAAATCTTTGTTAGTGCTATCATACCAAACTTCACCATCTGCAACGCTTGGACTATTCCCAGCGTAATTAGTAACCGCTGTACCAACGTCTTCTTTATAAGTTGCCATAATTATTTACTCTTCAATAACCAGCCCTGAGTTCCATCTGTATAGACTAAAGTGTTTGCGGCTCTTTCTACTGCAACTGTTAAGTCTGCAGTTGCTCCATTAATTTTTTCACTATTTCTTCCAATAGTTAAAGCGTTAGAGTCAAAAGTACCTGCATAGTCTATAAACGAAACTTCATCGCCGATTGTTGGGGATGAAGGGAGAGTTAAAGTAAAAGATCCGGAAGTAGTATTACAGAATA